CTACGATAACCGCGCATTCAACATAGCTACCTGTTCGTCGTTCATGTCATCAATCCACATACCGTAAATTTCATACACCATCTGCGCAGTTTCATGCCCCATCTGGCTGGCTATAAATGCCGGGTTCGCTCCTGCCGTCAACAGCCAGCAGGCAAAAGTATGTCGCGTATGGTACGGATTACGGCGGCGAATACCAGCACGTTTTACTGCTGCATTCCATCTCGCACCCAAACTGCTTACCGAGTAATAAGGTTTCTGTTTTCCGTTACACATCCTGGGCATGAAAACAAAATGCAGTTTTTGCTTTTCGGTTCTGCCGTACTCCCGATGATAAAAAGTGATTTCGCTTTTGCGATGATGCCCGGTCAGTTTGTATTGCTCCTTCAGTGCTTCAAGAGCTGGCTGTAGTAGTGTTACCGTCCGGATCCCCGCATTTGTTTTTGGGGGACCGAACATATCAAGTATCGTCAGGTTTCTTCTGACATTCACAATTCCCTTCTCGAAATCCACATCCTCCCACGCCAGAGCAGCCAGTTCCCCGTGACGAAGCCCGGAGTAAACGGCAAATTTCCACAAGTTCTGGCTCTGTCCTTTTTCACTTTCCATTAATGCATTGAATTCTGTTTTAGATAACGGATCAGGCTTTATTCTGTTTCGCTGTAATTTTTTTACTCCTTCAAATGGTTTGGTTGATATAAATCCCGACTGATACGCAAAACGTAACAACGAACAGAGCAGGGCTATATAGTTATCAACTGTGCGCACGGTTCTTCCTTTTTTGTTGGATCTTGGATTATCCAGGTAAAGCGTTTCTCCATGCAGCAGTTCATTCCGGTAGTTTAAGATATCGCTATAACGAATATGTGATATAGGGGTACTCTCACAAATTATTATCCTGAGTGTTTTTAATTGTGATTTCGTTTTCTTCATTGTGTTTGTTGTTAACTCTGTCTCTTTAATTTTTGTCCAGATATCACAAAGTTCCCCGAACGTTTTTATGACCCTCGTTGTCACCATTTTTGCCCCAGTGCTGGACTGGGGAAAACGTCTTAAATACTCAAATTCACCGGAGTTGATTTCATGAACTATCAACGCTCTTAAATTCCCGGCCTTTTTAATGTTACTGTTAGTAACCTCCCAGCCTTTCAATGTTTCCCGACATCGTTTTCCTCGAAACATGAACCAGATGCGAATGTATTTACCTCGAATCTCGACACCTGTTGGTAATTTAGACATATCATGAGTCTTTGATAAACTGATTTATCTTTGGATAGTTGTACCAGATAATCCCTCGCTTACTGTCTGGCTTCCCTAAAGGAGATACTCGTTTGAAGTGGAAGCCTTCCACCCAACAGTTCTGGCGGTATGCTTCAATTTGTCTGGCCCCCAGACCAGTGCGAAGCATCAGGCCGTATTCAACCATCCACTCTTCATTAAAGATTACTTGTGCCATCGCATCACCTCTGGCAGGCGCCAATGTTAGACTGAAATTGACGCCCGATGTTGATTATTAATAATCAGCTATGAAGTTTTAATTTGAATACAATGCAATTCACGAGGACTGAAGTTGCTCGCAATTAAAATTTATCAGTTTTACTTTCTGCTCTCTGGAAACGCCTGCTTCTTTTTTACCTGAGAGCATTTTTTTGCATTCTGATTTGGTTAATTTTGTTTTTGAGTACCTTGTCCAGTTAGTAGGAGTGCCACCTTCCTTTTCAATAGTGGCGGTAATTTTATACATGAACACCTCCATTATTATTTCCAGTGGTTCGTTTATTCCATCGTTCGAGTGCTTCTTTTTCACTTCCACCATAGCCGGTTCGGGATTCGCATCCGTTACACTTCGCGCGGTAATATCCTGAAATGGCTTTCACCGTTACTGATGGACAACCACAAAAAGGGCATGGTTTGACTTTTTCATACCGCATTGTCTTTTCTCTCATAAAATAAAATTTTGTGATGGCGGTGAGGCTACACCGCCAAAGTCAATATCAGGAGCCGATATATTCTGGTTTCATATCTGTCAGTGTCGTTTTATACGCCTCATATAATTCACCCAGATGTGGCCGGGCAGCATTCAGCGTATTTTCCAGAGCAGTAAATTTTTGTTCTGCTTCTGGATCACCTGAAGAAGGTAGGTCATTTATCATCTTCTCGATACGGGCAATAGCATTGAGACGGTGATGACGCTGAACCACTTTTCCTTTAAGTTCCGTATAGAGAGCGCCAAGTGTATTTTTATGATCTTCCACTTCCTGGCGAAGTGCTGTTGTTTCCCCGGTGCTTTGTGCCTGCTCAATACGTTCACGGAAAGCATCGATCCAGTTTTCCCCGGCATCCTGCTCAATAATTGTTGTTTCACGTTCCGCGCGGCAAGCGGAAGTGTTTTTATGTTCCTGAACCGGATTAATGATTTTTTCCTGTGGCTCGTCCAGTTCGTCCCTGGTGTACACTCCAAGAATCACTTCGGGGCAATAAAGGCGCGCCCAGCGTTTCAGCGCCAGATAGGCAAGCTGCTGGCGAGGATCGTCGGCCCATAGCGTTGAGTTACGTGTTCTGGCCTGCGCCAGAAGTAATTCCAGTACGCGTGGTTTACTTTCGCCGCGTAGTGTTGCCTGGACACGAACACCGATCCCGTTTTCATCGGCCAGCTTCCAGCCAGGTACACGATATTCTTTCCCTTTGTCGCTCTTCCTGATTTCAAATTTCCCGATAATTTTTTCCCACGGCCCGAACCAGTCATATTCAATACGCCCGGTTAGCGGCCCACGAGTACTGATTACGGCATTAACCAGTTGCGCTTCATATCCGAGCACACCATTCACAACGAAAGTTTTCTGAGCTACTGCGTAAGGGTTCATTTGCCACTGCATCGCCTGCATGGTGATGGCCATGCAGTCTGATGGATTTCCCCGGAGGTGTTCCGGTACAGTAGCCATGCCGGAAGCCATTACCTGGGAAAATGTCTGAATTGCAGCCAGGGACTGAGGGCTGAAAACCGCAACATTAGAGTTAATATTTTCTTGTTGAGTTAATTCGTTCATTGTGTCCTTCCTCAGATGCTCAGTGCTTCAAGACGACGAAGATCAAAGTCGTTTAATTCGTCGGTATAACTTTCGGTAATCGGTGCTGGCCAGTTGTTTGTCTCCAGGGCTTCGTTTATCTGGCGTAGCGTCCGGCGATATTCCTGTCGACCAAGTTCCAGGAGTTCCTGCGAGGCTTCCACGACTGCCACCCAGTGATAGCCAGCATCTTTGTTGACGAAGATCCAGAAAAATTTGTCCAGGTTTGCCACATCGCAATACATTGCGGCGCTGAGGTGATAATCACGCTCAATAATTTCACGGTGCAGGCGATCTTTAAGTCGTTCCTGTCGCACATAACCGAGGCTGACTGACTTCACGTCAGCGCAAATGCTTTCGTATGGCAGCCGGATTTCGATATCAGGACGGACCCTGATTTCCAGCCCGGTTTCTTCATCAAACCCGAAATAGCTGATTTCAGATTTGCGATCCGGGTGGTTAAGTAGCCTTGCTGCATCGGTATTGTTTTGCAGTGCCGCGTGAATATTTTTTGCCTGTTCATACATATCCGGACTGATAAACGTTTTCCCGGCATTTTCTTCTTGCTGGCGTTTTTGCCAGTCCTCCAGTGTCACCAGTTCCGGGCGAATTTTCCGTGCGATTTCGGTTAATTGCTCTTTTGTGCCACTGATGTTGTAAGGCAAAGATTTAGCACGTTCTTTTTTTGCCAGTTCTGGGTCTACAGTTTCAATTTGATCCAGAAGCTGCTCCCGTGCTCCACTGGTTTTCAACAGAGGAGGGAGGCTTGCGTTGTATTCTTTAATACAGGCTTTCATTGCTGATGCTGTGTGTTTTTCCCCCTCAGGAATACGCCGAAATTCCACCGGAAGCGAACCGTAAAGGATGCCTGTTTCTTCGGCCCCGGCACTTACAGACAGTGGCTGTATAAGAGTGCTGTTGTAGCTTTCGATCCACTCTTTCATCTGCTCTGGTGTCATCAGTGCTGGCAGACTGGCATTGTGTTTTTTAATGATGGCGATCAGTTCGCTAGAAGTAGTAACCACATATTCAGGAACCGGTACCGGAATGGCATATTCATCAGCGAATTTATCCGTTTCCAGAACATAGCTGTGAATGATCCGCCCACGCAGCAGTACATCACTTTCCTCGTTCGGAATAGTTCCGGCAATGTGCCGTCCGTGGTAATACATCAGGCTGATACGGGCATCCTTCAGCATCGTGCTGCTTATTCCGTTGGCGGAGTGATAAACCTCGTTCGGGAGGTTTTCATAGCGGCCAGGCTCGAAATATGACGGCCACATGATTTCAGTTGCTACAGGAGCTGACGCTTCACCAGTTTCATCACTGCAATCACGATGCGGATCGCTGCCAGCATTCTCATTGTGCGGATGTTCAGCGCCTTCCATTTCCACCGGATCTTTTTCCTTAGCTTCAACCTGATTCTCTTCATCGAATGTTTCCTGGTATGTTGCGTCCCCCGTCACCGCCCCACAGTCAGGGCAGTTATCTCCGCCAGTCTGACCGCAGGCATTGCAGACTATTTCCGGTTCCTGTTGCACTACTGGCTCAGGTTGTTTCACATCCGGGCTGGTTTTTTCCGTTTCTGGCTGGTTCTGGTACACAGAATCGCGAGTCTGGATCCCCTTAACCCATTTCGGATCGTTCGGGTCGCTAATTCCGTCAACAAATTCACCACGTGATGCAGCAAGTAATTTATCGGCATCGACAGGATTTTTTGATGGAATGTTTTTCCGGGCTTCATGGAGTTCTGCCCGCAGTTCCTGATATTTCGCATCAACAGAATTTACCTGTGACTGAGCATCCAGCGGCTGCGTGTCCTGATGATGTTCAGTTGCGTCCGGTTCCATTGTTTCAGCCTCTCCCTGTTCATCTGCCGTTGTTCCAGATGGTTGCGGTTTTTCTTCATCATCCTGTTTTCCTTCTTCTGTTACTCGCTGCGGCATCGGGGCAGAGGAGCGACCGCAGGCAATATCCACGATTTCCGGATCAGGGTTGGCATGATCGGTTTCAGTCAGTACTTTGTTCAGATATTCAGTGACGTGCGCGGGGATGACCTCGATCCCAATTGGTGCTTCTTTCACGGACGCAACCACGATGGCGCGTGAATAATCCAGCCCGCCAGGCATGGTGATGAATTTGTCGCGGAAAACAGAAAAGGGCGGTTTATTTTCAGCGATAATTTCCTCAATGCGTTTAGCGTGTGCCGGATGAAGGTTATAGATGTCCACGTCCATTGAACGGGCCAGTACACCAGTGGCTACATCGCGCGCCAGTGATGCATCATCGTGGACAAAACCTTCGCCACGGTCGGTAAGAATACCGCCACCGGCATTTGCGCCCGACGGGGTGCGATTGATTTCAGATACGCAATTTCCCTTCGCCAACTCTTTTGTCAGTAATCCCTGCTCCAGATAATCAGTTTTCATCCAGGTGGAAATGAATTTGTCGAATTCAGCAGGGCTGATGCGACGGGTTTCTGTGCGGGTAAACACTCTGGATACCGACTCCGCCAACCTGCCAAGATGATGGTTTGCCAGCTTATCCAGTTCAGGATGAGAACGTACTGCTGTAAGCAGGCTCTGGAGGTAGCTATCCTCCGTATCCATCTCCATCCGGATGACGTTATTACGCTGTTCCGGCGTGGCGTGATTGCTGTATTTTCCATCTTCCATCCGACCGAAAAAGAAGAGATGAAGGAAACGATGAGTAAGACTGAGTGTGGCTACAGGGATTTCGCAATCCTGGCAATCCCCGTGAGCGTCTGCCCGTGTGTTTTCTTCCTGGCCTCCCGCCGGTTCTTCGGTTTCCGGTGCATTCTCCTGATGGTGAACGTCGTCTGGCGCTGCTCCCGGTTTTAGTTCCCAGGTCATGGAGTCTTTGCTGAGTTGATAGCGTTCACTCCAGGTAAAATCGATCTCACCTTCAGGGGGAAGGTCATTAACGACAGGAAAATTCGTGGCAACAGGTTTAAAATAGCTGCTCAGTTTTTTACCTGACTTAACGAGCAGGTAGTCCAGAGTGGCACAGGTCGATTCAAAATCGTCGCTTGCCCACAGGACGACGTCAGGTTCACCGGATGATTTTTTCGCTTTCCGTAACAGGAAGAGTGGTTTTGTGCTCATTGTTTTTTAACCTCAACTCAGATTAAAATTCGTTTTGTTCAGTGAATGATCTTGCCGGATACACACTGTTCAAGCCTGCGCCATACGCAGGCTATTTCTTTCAGATTTCACCTTTTAATTTCATTGCAATCAGAGTTGCCAGAAATCCGGCTTTTTTTTCTGCGGGCAGATTCTTTCCGATGTGAACCAGGCACATTTTTGTGACACCTTCATCAAGTGTTTTTACGTTGCCTGATGGACCATCGATATCAACCAAAGTGAAGGGTGTTTCTTTATTTTCTGTTTTAATCACGTAGCCAATACGCTTTCCTTCCAGATTAACCTCGTGAACAATGTCATCGGTAGTTACAACAGTGGCTTCATAATTGGTAATCATGTTTTTCTCCTTAATTAAGGTTGAGCGAATCCCTGCCATTGCTGGCATAAATTCAGTTTCGAATACTCAGTTAATTAAAGTTCGTGTGCCATCTGGTCTTTTTCGGCACAGATTTCACTACAATATTTTTTCATTTCCGTCGTTGGGATAACTCCACGCATGAAATGAAGTGATCTTGTAATGCTTTTGCTTTCTTCAACTTCTTTATCGCAAAGGTGGTAAGCACATTTTATTTTCTTAGTCATCACCATGACTCCGCCTTTACAGGTAAACCATCACGACCGAGGAAGACTTTAATCATGCAGTCAGTAATGCATGTTTTTGTGGTCAGGTTACGAATATAAAGTTTTCGCTTTTTAATATTGTTTGCCGAGGCAATATATGTCCGGCCTTCATGAAGAACATAATCACCAGGAGTCACACACTGACGTGGTATTTCATCAGTTCCGAAGTGATGTGCAATCATAATTATCTCCATTTTTACAAATGAACTTTGTTGATGCGGCGCCTGGTGCCTCCAGGTGACTGCAACCAGTTAACAATTACAGTCGGCTTTCCCACCCAAACCAATAAGGACTAACATGACTTTTAACTATGCCGCGTGCGCTTAGCCGCATTCACCGCATCACAAAATTCACTTTAAAAAGGGCGGACATCAGTCGAACTTCAAGAAAAACTGATGCCGCCAAGACTACATACAGCAGTGTTGTTATTCACAACCGGAGGCGCACTCCCACCATTTAAATTTAACAGACAAGACCGACTCTTTATGGATATCGGAAATGCGCCTTCGTGTTGTGCGCCTGTCTTTTTACCACTTCAGGCTCGGTGGTATACTGGAGTTCTCACACAACCAGTAAGGAGAATAATTGTGCTATCCAATATGAATGAAATTGATTCGTTAGTTTTTGAATATTTGCGACTTAAGCACCCCAAAGGCTGGGATTGCAGTGAAGCCGATTTTATTTCAGAAGTTCAACGCCTGAGAGCGGAGTTTACCGAGCTTCTTAACCCGCCTCAGCGTGATATCCCCCCTGGGTTTATTGGTTAATCGCTAGAGTAATCATTGATTTGATACTGGCAACGGCTGCTGCGCTTGCCGTTGCCACAGCATTTTCAACAAACTCTTTATCTTTGCCTTTTAATGTTAGTTCTTCTATTATCCGGCAAAATGTAGGTTGATATTTTTCCAGAACAAAGTAAGCAAATTCTCTGTTAACGCTGTGCCCATAAACAATAATATTTTTATCTGTTTGCTTTGTATTTGTATCATATGCAGAATGTAGACTTTTATTAGCCATAATAATTCGTTCTTCAGTGCCTGCATTTGGTTCCAGCTGCTGGAGGCGCTTTGCATCCTCCAGAAGCAGAGCGATAACGTGTTTTAATTCTGTTTCGTTCATTTTATTCACCTGAATGTATTGCCAACCAGCGACGTGCGCCAGCTTCGGTTTTAAACGTTTTGCTTTTGGTATAAGTCATGGCGGTGAACGTTCCATCCTGGTTGGGGAACACGCCGCACACCAGGGATTCGTTGTTGCCGAGGCCGATTTTTTGCATTTTGCGAATCTCACATCTTGTTGTTGCGGATAGAGGCTTCTGCTTGCCAGAGATCCCAGTCGTTCCTGCGTAGAGCCTGTACAGCTTGGTTGTAAGTGATACCGCAACAATCCATCAAATACTGAACTACTTCGTAATGCTCCATCTTATCTCTCCCCTTAACGCCGGGTGGCGGAACTGTTTGCTGAGAACACCGTGCGGTGTCTTGATGGAATGTAATTTAGTTTTCTCATGTCTACAGGTCAAGTGTTTTTGATGAGAAAACTCAATATTAAATGTGAAATAAAGCCAACACATTGAAATGTAAGGCTTTAAATTTTTATGAAGGGATGATTATTGATGCTTATTACGTTTGCGAGCTTCTAGTAGCTCGGTGAATAGGCGATTAAAATTCTCAACGCGGGCACGAAGTTCGCTGATTTGTGCTTGTTGCTCTGATTTTGGTAGTGCGCGATATAATCGCAACATCTCAAACTCATCTTCCGATAAGTCTAAGGCGTTGTTGAGTGCAACTGGGGGATCCGGTGTTTTATCCTCGTCGCCAAACAGTATCCAAGTCGGTGAGCATTGCAATACCTCGGCTAGGCGATGCAAATTTTGCCCGCGCGGGGCTGTATGGTCACTTTCCCACAATGAAATTGATGAGCCAGATACGCCAGCAGCCTTGCTTAAATCGTTTTGACTTAAGCCAACCTGTTTGCGTCTTTCTCTAATTCGTTGACCTAAAGTTTTCTCGTTCATATTTAGATATCTTAATAATCCTTGACTTGAGATTCCTTGAGTGATTAATATTGAGAAAACTCAAGCGTGGGGGAGTGATGTTTAAATCAGACGTAATTAATTTTTATGGCACGAAGGCCAAAGTGGCGAAAGCTGCTGGCGTTGATCCATCTGCTGTTTCTCAATGGGGAGAACTGGTTCCCGAAGGTCGCGCGATGCGTCTACAAAAAGCATCTGGCGGGGAGCTTCAGTACGACCCCAAAGTTTATGACGAATATCGTAAGGCAAAACGACCTGGGAAGGTGATTCATGAAAATCAGGCATGAGCACATCGAATCAGTGCTGTTAGCCCTGGCAGCCGAAAAAGGGCAGGCGTGGGTCGCTAACGCAATTACTGAAGAATATCTGCGCCAGGGGGGCGGCGAATTGCCCCTGGTACCAGGCAAGGACTGGAATAATCAGCAGAACATCTATCACCGCTGGTTGAAAGGTGAAACAAAAGCGCAAAGGGAAAAAATTCAGAAGCTGATCCCAGCAATTCTGGCAATCCTTCCGCGCGAGCTGCGTCACCGACTCTGCATCTTCGATACCCTGGAACGCCGTGCATTACTGGCGGCGCAGGAAGCGTTGAGTACGGCAATTGATGCGCATGATGATGCAGTTCAGGCCGTTTACCGGAAAGCGCATTTCAGCGGCGGTGGGTCTTCCGACGATTCTGTCATTGTTCATTAAGCAAAAGTTTCCATGCTGGTTGTGCTTATTCTAAGCCACCGGGCAGCATCATACGGGGCAATTATGGCCGCATTACCATACATGCAACTGTACATAGCTGATTACCTGGCTGACACCATGCATTTGTCAGCAGAGGAACACGGTGCGTATTTGTTGCTGATGTTCAATTACTGGCAAACAGGAAAGCCAATACCCAAAAACAGGCTGGCAAAAATTGCCCGTCTGACTAACGAGCGATGGGCTGATGTTGAACCATCCTTGCGGGAGTTTTTTTGCGATAACGGCGACGAATGGGGGCATCTTCGGATTGAGGAAGATCTGGCATCAGTCAGGGAAAAGTTAACCAAAAAATCAGCCGCAGGAAAAGCATCTGTTCAGGCCAGAAGAAGCAGAAAGGAAGCAGATGTTCGAACAAAACAAGAGGGAAATTTAACAGGTGTTCAAACAGATGTTGGAGTGGTGTTTGAACATGATGCCAACACAAAGGCAACTAATAAAGATACAGATAAAGATCTAAAAACAGATCCCCCCCTAAATCCCCCCCGGGGGAATCGAGGTGTCAAAAAGTTTGACCCTCTGGATATTGCTTTGCCGAACTGGATTTCTGTCTCGCTTTGGCGTGAGTGGGTTGAATTTCGCCAGGCATTGCGAAAACCGATTCGAACGGAGCAGGGTGCTAACGGGGCGATACGGGAACTGGAAAAATTCCTCCAGCAGGGTTTTACCCCTGAGCAGGTGATTCGACAC